ACTTAGGTAAGAATGCAAGCGCAAGTTTGAGTTTTTCATTTAAACCACCACTCGGATGATTTTCATCAATGTCTTTATCAGTATAATTCAATTTTGCATTTTTTGCAAACACCGATTTGGTGCCAACGAAAAATTTATCGTTTTCTGGATTTGTGCCGGCAAAGATAGCAGGCGCACCATCCCATTTTGTAGTCACATTTACTTTTGAGCCTGAATGACCGGCAAGCATATTACGCAAAGAACGCAGAAACTCAATTGCTTCACGTGCGCCAGATACACCAGCGTTTAATACATTGTCTTCAAGGTGTTCTAAATGAACATTCTTGCCTTCTTTACTTTCTTTTAGATAATCCATGAATTTCATAGTTCGGGAAAACAACTTAGATTGAGGTCTTTTTTTATGATTGTGACATTCTTACCATTAACTGGTGCAATATTGTATAGAGATTTTCTATTTGCAGGAATCGAAAATTGCATCTCAAACGTAAACTGATAGTTACCACTTCCTTTATACTGCACTCTTGCTCTATAACTTGCTTTTGCAGACTTACCAAACATTGGCACATCGGCTAGTTTTAATGGATTTTTTGATCCCATCAAATAAAAGCCGTGTGTTCCAACATTTACATAATATGTATCTTTTTTATTGTAATACTGTTCAATTTTTGATGCTGGTATTTCTCCACGAATATCTTTGAATGTATCACGATCCCGTTCGTATCGTTCTTGTGGCGTCAACTTACCAGCAGTTGCTTCCCATCTTGCATCTTTATCTCTTTTATACGGCATTGCTTTCCACTGTTTTTTGATAATATCAAATAAACCAACTTCATACGCTAAATCACGGATGAACAATTTTTCATCGTCATCTTTTTTAATATCACCAAATTTCCAGGGATTTTTCTTGTCGTTGATATCATACTTCATTACAAGAGAACCTGCTGATGCTGCTGTAATTTTTAATTCACAACCTGCTTTTTTCTTTTTATACTCCAACATCAAATCTGGTTGATCATGTCCTGCACCGGCTGGAACAAAAGACTTCGGAACAAGACCAAATTTTTTTAACTCTGTTGCTGCATTTTTCTCATATAGAAAGCCTTGTTGTGCTGCCATAAATCCTCCAGTTTATTGGAGTATTTATACCTTAAAGCCTCCGAACTTGTTAGGTCTTTCACGGTCACCAAATGAATTCAGTGGCTTATCATCAACTTGACCAGAATCCACCAAATCCTCTTGCGCCGATTGTTCTACATCATACAGTTTCATCTTGGCTCTGTCAATGCCCACGACAAACCGCTTGAAATGGTTAGGATCGTTGTAACGATTCTTTAGTTGCTTAATTAGTATCTGATTCAATTGTTGCAACTCTTCGGTGCTTATCAAAGCAAACATAAAGTCAGCCGTTGCTGGTAGACCAAATGATTCTGAAGTGTCCTCAAGACCAGGATCGCTGGAGGTGAAGCCAGAACGGGTCGTTTGTGTAGCCGATACTATCGGTACATCAAATTCAACCGCAAGACCCCTAAGTTCTTCCGCAATAGCCTTAACATAAGAATAACTATTTACGTTAGCACCAGGCTTGATTCTGGCACTTGCACAAATATTAAGATAGTCAATAAAGATGATATCAGGTTGAAAACTCTTTTTAAGTTGCAATTCGTTTAACAATGCACGGAAGTGTAGTGCTGATGCTGCTGCTGTAGGATACTCTTTGATGATGAGTTTACCGTGTGTGTTGACTTTGAGTGCAGAAAATTTACGGTCATAATCTTGTTTGCTGATAGAGTTCAGGTCTGCAATGTCAATGTTCAGTAGATTTGCATCAATACGTTCAGCAATTCTTTCTTCTGCCATTTCCATTGTGATATACAACACGTTCAATCCCTGGGATAGACAAGAGCCTGCAACGTGACACATAAACAAAGATTTACCAACGCCTGTGCCTGCAAGTGCAATGTTTAGAGTTTTCTTTGGCAAACCACCTTTTGTAATCTTGTTGAACAGATCAAGATCAAAAGGTATCTTTGTTTCGTGACGGTGGTAAAATTCAAACCGATTGTCAGAATCGTCAATGTAATCATGACCAACAGACCTATCAAATGACACACCAAGTGCATCACTCAATAACTTTGGTATCATGCCCTTGTCTTCTTTCTGATTCTTATCATCAAGAATCTTAACAGACTTCATGATTGCATTGTAGATTGCTTTGTCTTGGCAGAACTTCTCAGTTTGCTTGATGAGCCAATCTGTATCAGTTGGTTCTTCTTTGTCGGCATTAATTTCACGAATCATCTGAACAGCATTACGAACCTGCTCTTCAGTCAGTTTCTTGGATTCTGTGAAATTAATTATGAGTGATTCATAAGTAGGAAGATGTTTGAACTCATTTACATGTTCATTAATCTCATCAAACAGATTTTTTTCTGTAGAGTCAACAAAATACTCTGTCTTTAGAAATGGAATAATCTTTCTTGTGTAGTCCTCATTGAATATCAAATTCTTCAGAATCGTAGTTTCTAGTCTTTTCATTTGCAGCCGCTTGACTTAATAAAATTTCGGTTAGTATGTCACCAATGTATGTCTGAAATTCTTGATCTTGTGTAAGATCATCCATAGAAATATTTGGTGAAGATATGAGAGTATAACTAAATGTCATTCTAGCAAAATCTCCTTCTTCTGTCAACTTTGCTTGTCCATAATGATAAAGAACACCGGCAAATTTTCCCGTTTTAATACCAACGGCAGTTTTTGTGCCATCATCTGAATCCATTAAAACATAATCAATGTCATGTTGTGGCTTCATCGTTCTCTTCCACGGTCTCACTTTCTCCCATAATGTTGCTATAAGTGATTTCATATTTCTTCCTTACAAATTCTCTGAAACGCTCATTAGCAAGAATATCTTTCCAGAACTCTTCAGTTTGTGTATCATCAAATCGTTTTTTCTCTAACACTTCACCAGTTTCTTGGTCTACTTTAGCATACCAACCATTACTAGGTTTGGATACAAAATTACCTTCGAGCGCAATATCAAGTAGACCAGACCACTTGTTAATGCCACCATCAAAAGATACAGTAACAGGAATTTTAGATTTTTCACGAACATATCTTGATTTTTCTACATTGATGATAAAATTATAACCTGTCAATTCGGTGCCGGTTTTTTCTTGTTGACGACCTAGAATCCAAATGGTATCCGCTGAGTAATAAGAGCCTGTGCCACCACCAACAATATCTTTAGGGAACATACCAATTTCTTTGTATGTGTGATTGACCACAACCATAGGAATATCTTTGAGTGTCAGGTGTGGAGTGATCATGCGGAACAAACTCTTGATCTGCTTTGCACGTGACATATCGGCAACAGATTTACCTTCCGTTGCATCGTCAACTTCTTTCTTTGATGCAAGATTACCAATTGAATCAAGAATAATGATAACACGATCACCTTTTTCAATGCTCTGCAACTGATTCATAATATCATGCTTTAACTGCTCAACATCGGTAATTGGCGTGTGAAGCACATTGTCCATGTTGATATTGAATGTTTCAAAGTATTTTTGTGGTGTGCCAAACTCTGAATCATAGAACAACACAGCAGCATCAGGATATTTCTTCATGTATGCAGATGCCATCAACAAAGCAAATGCAGTTTTGAAGTGTTTTGATGGACCAGCAAACATCGTCAGACCTGGTGTGATACCACCATCAAGTGAACCAGAAAGTGCCACATTTACAATTGGCACATCCGTTTGTATCATGTCTTTGTCATTAAAAAACTTTGATTTAGATAGTATTGAACTATCTTTGATAGTTGATGATTTTTTCAGTTTATCTAGTATGCTCATTTATTTCTCCAATGTCTGCTATCTTATCTTTTGGTATAACTTCGTGTTTATCGTCTACAAAAAATGATTCTAACGTTCGTGACGGTGTGTTGTCAAGTTTCTTTTTCTTTACGACCTTTTTGACTGGTTCAACTTCACCTTTATCTTCTTTGATTCTGCGATATGTCTGATTTGCTGCTATCAATAATAACACAGCCAATGGATCAAATACAACAATAATAATAAAGATTACCAGTCTAACTGCTTTGTCTATCAAGTCACGATCATGTGTGCCATAAACTACCTCTGCCACATATTTTATAGGTCCCAAGTCCGACTCAGCCTTTCGAACTTCCAAGGATAAAGGGAGTTTTTCTTCCGTAAGTGTTTGTATCTCTTTTTGAAGCCTCTTAGTCTCAGCAATGATTCTCTCACGGTCTTTCTGTTGGGCTTTGCGGACCTGATTAGCCCTCTCGGCACCTTTCTCGTCCTTTGACCTGCCCATAATTTGATCGACAGCCTCATCATACTGACTAAGGTTCTTGTTGTTCCTCTCAATTTGCGATTGAATAACTTTGATCTTTTCATCATAGATTTCTACCTTTGCTGCTTGTGGTGCTATTGTGCTTGAATGTTCAATATGTGCTTTTGACAGATAACCAAAAATTCCCATTGATGTGATTGCCATTAATAATACAACAGCAATCAAAAAATAAAGTTTAAGTGCAGAGAACGTTGTCTTCCAATGATTATACACCCACGATACTGTAACTAGTTTTGCTGCTTCTAATACTGAACCCATGATGATAATTGGCCAGTATGAACCTGGAAATATTTGTGCAAGACCAATGACTGAATAATACGCCGCAATACCTGACAGTGCAAGTGCAGTTAAAAATGGAAGCACAACATGTATCATGGATTATCTTTAGAATGTGGCACATCAAATACAAATGTGATTCTATCTATCGGTCCTACATTTCTTGCAGAATGTTCTAGTT